ACTCTCAATAGGCGTTGCCACTGGAACAATATTCTCTAAAAGCTCAACAGGATAGGGAATGACCATACAAACAGGATCTCCCTTTTTCCATACCACAGGAACATCCGGTTTGACAATTCGCCAATTCATCGTGAAGGTATATGGGCTCCAATGCGTTTCAACAAAGCCATCAAGAGGGCACGCATTCTCTATCCAAAAGTTTGTCGCACCACGAACAAACAGTCCAATGCCCGGTGGAGTTCTAAAAATAAACGGTATTTGAAAAGTAATGATACCGTAACCAAAATGTGAGGATGAAGAGGCGGTATATTCTCCATCTTCATGAATGACCTTAGTATCCGTATGAGAATCTCCCCCGTTCCATATTGCAGTTACCTCAGTTGGATTGCGCATAACGTATCCCATTTGATTCGCTGCAAGCAACGGCAGGCACTTTTGAGAATGCCCCTTTGTTTGAGCCATCCAATCTCTGCTTGAAGAAGCGGGTTCAATACCCCAGCCTTTATCATTCAGTCGATAAGCTTGAATTTTAACACCCATTGGACACTTTGGAGCTTCAACTTCTATTGTCTCTTCAGTTTTAACTTTTGTGATATCTGTTTTACTCATTGAAGCATCCTCTTAGGTTGCGACAGGTTCTGTATTGCATACAGGGCAAACGGTTTCCATTATGACACGGAAAACTTCATATGGATTCATATTGGCCGCAGGTCTTCTATCTTCAAGATAGCCTTTACCATCTTTTACCATCGCTGGTGGGATACGGATAGAAGCTCCACGGTCGCTCTCGCCAGCACGAAACTCATGAATGTGACAAGTTTCATGTTCGCCGGTTAATCGGCGGTCATTGAAATCACCATACACCTCGATATGATCACTTGCACGATTAGACAGAGCTTCTACAATCTCTTCTACCCTCTCAGTGGGACATTCTTCTCTCATCTCTTTCGTGCTGAAGTTTGTATGGCAACCTGCGCCGTTCCAATCCCCTTCCATTGGCTTCGGGTGCAATTTAACGGTTGCTTCATATCTCTCTGCTACACGATTGAGCAAGAATCGTGCAATCCAAAGATCATCTGCTCCTTCTAAAGCCGAAACAGGTCCAAGTTGGAACTCCCACTGCGAAGGCATAACTTCTGCGTTTGTTCCGTACATAATAAGGCCTGTTTCAATGCACACGTTTAAATGTTCTTCAACAATTGGACGACCAAAAGCAACATCTGAACCAACACCACAATAGTACCTGCCCTGCGGAGCGGGCTGTCCTGCGGGCCATTTATAAGGACGTTCGCCATACATATCATAGAGCGTGTATTCTTGCTCAACACCGAACCATATTTCTTGATCTCTGTATTGCTCTGCAACTTCAGCTAGCGCTGCACGCTTATTAGAAGCATGGGGCGAGCCATCCTTGTTCATGACTTCGCAAAAAACGATATGACGGTCATGCCCTATCGAGACAGGACCAGCCAGGCAATTATTATAGAGACGAACGGGTTTGAGTATACAATCGCTATCGCCGCCCGCTGCCTGTTCGGTACTTGAACCGTCGAATCCCCATTCGGGACATTGGCCAATACTATCAACTTTGCCCTTCAATATCCTGACCTTCGAACGAAGGTTCTGAACACTATAACCATCAAGCCATACGTACTCTAGAATCGCCATATCTTATCCTCAAATTAAATAAGGACGGTCCTATTCATGAACCGACCCTAATTGGCTACCAATAAATATCAAAGCATTTTTCGCATTTGATCTATCATCTTCCATGAAAGCATTAACTCTACTTTCTCATCGTCACTATAGATTCGCAGTCCTTCCGCGAGCGGAAGTGCAGAGCCACCTTCAATTTTTACTCTGTCTGGATTGTTTGGCGGCTCTGTGCTTATATCGTCTTCATTGCTATCGGGAATATCTATTTCACTCGCCTCAATGAGAACTTTATTCCACTCAGGTATGAAGATTTTGCCAATGAAATCGGACAGGTCAACGGCATCTTTTTCTCCGCCGATACCATACCAGAAAAAGAATTTATCAACTCCACCGTCTGCAATGCCTCGCAAAGTAGCTGCAATAGTTTCTGCATTCCAGAACTGATGGTAGAATGGACTACCCCTCTTATTGTACTTAGGCCATATAATCGGAAGAACTTCGCAGCCATGTTTATTGCCAATGCGAACAGCTTCAACAGCAACCGTTTCAGCAATAGCCCGCCTGTCATGGTAAGACATCGTATGTTTGTCTAGGTCTGTATTAGCGTCCACTCTGAATGGTGTGTACAGATTGGGGCATACAAAATCACTAATCTGAAATAACCATACAAGTTCATTATTATCTGCTATAGCTGTGTCAACGACAGTCAAATTAGGATTGAGTATATTAAAAATACGAAAATAGTATCCCCATTTTGCTTTTGGCCGTAATCTTCTGCAAGCAACTATCGTATCGGTAAAGATACGACGCGCTGCCGTATTGTACGAAGCCGCCATACCCTCCCAATATGTGTCTTCGCCTTTATCTTCCCACATTTGGATAACAGCAGGCTGTGCTGCCGTTAGTGCGGCGACCCAGGCGTCCTGGTATTCAGACTGAGTACGGTGCCATAGAAGTGACCATTTCTCATAATCTATAATGACATAGCCTTCATAGTCTTCAGACACAAGCTTAGGAATGTCATTGATAAGTTCTTCCATATGTGTTTGATAAAGAGAGGTATTAGCAAGAATCTCAGCAGGACCATTTTGAGGGAACTTACCAAGACGAGATTCGTAGCAAATAGCTTGATTCTCTTTAAAAGGCAATGCAGAAAAATCAATGTAGTCACTTGCAGGAGTCGGCCATTCCTTTACCTTCGGGCTGATAGTAATGACAGGGTATACTGAAAGCTTTTGCTTTGATTCTCCAATAAGTACAGGTTGTTTGACGGCCTGTACTCTTTCTGTTTTTTCGACCTTGACAGTCGAATTAACTGCCGAAATAGTTTTCTTTTTATTTTCAGCCATAATGATTCCTTTTAAAGTTCTAAAGATTGGGAAGCGGCATAAGAGCCACACTCAGGTCTTGCGTGATTCACCAACAAAAACCTTCTTCTTCCAGAGATTCTCAGAAAATGTGAGTGAATCTTAATCAAGGTAGACTATAGATAGACGAAAGAGACCTCACGAGGACAAATATGACATCAAGTGAAAAAGCAGACCTATCGGTCGAAACAAATATTCCCGCAGAAGTCGGACTCCAGCCTCGAAACTTTGCCTTCATGAATAGGCAAGAAGAAACTCTAGATGCCATCGAAGAAGATGACGGTATGATGTATCGCATACCTGCTCAAGTCGGGTCTACATATTGGGCGATACTCAAAGTATGCTACATACATCATGACAAGCCCCTCCGCATCAGGAATATCATCAAAGAAGCAGCCGAAATTCTTGAGGATCGAGACCCTGAAAAATGGGAAAATTTCAAAAACAAAAAATCGGTTCGCACGCAGAAGAACGGTCAGCTTGTTGAGAAGAAGGCCCAACCTTGGCAGAAGAGATTGGAAACAAACATTAAAACACTGACCCGTCATGGAGGTCGCTCTCCTTATGGGGAAAGGCTTCGTATTCGTGGTCATATTCTCAGATGGGAGCCTGGACATTTTAACGGCGAGGGAGCCTATGTCTTAAGAACGGATACAAACGAACCCCTTCCTCGCAATCGTGGCAGGCGGAAAAAGGAAAATTGAGGCTTGAACTTCAAATGAAAAAATAGTCCTGAATATCAATCAGGTATAACAAAGGAGAATAGCTATGTGTATTTTATGGTTTGCGGCAGGTTTTCTTGTCGCCAGCGTTGTGTATATCGTCTGGGGCGTCAAGAATCAAAATAAAATCGCCCAAGCTCGTGCGGCCATTTTGAAAGCCTACGACGAAGTGGGTGATAAGATTGGCGATTTTGTTGGTGGCATCGATAAAAAGCTTGATAAAGAGATTGCCAAACGCAAGAAATAACCCTTTGCTATTCGATTGTTAGTCGCAATCGAATAGCCTTATTGTTGATGCAATAACCGACTTAACCAAAAAAGGAGAAACACACCGATGTCAAAGAAAATCAAATTCTTCCATGTTATCATGCTTGATGAATCCGGTTCGATGAGTTCCATTCAAGATGAAACTATCAGCGGCTTCAATGAAACCGTTCAACAGATCAAAGCCGATGCCGAAGAGAACATTGATACACAGGAACATACTGTGTGTCTGGTTACGTTCAACGGCAATGTTGACCAACCCATCTGGCTTGAAGGTGTTGACTCCCTGAGCGAAATCAACACCAACAGTTATTCGCCCGGCGGTATGACCGCTTTGCGAGACGCAATTGGTCAAACAATCGTTGATCTCAAGAAAGACCTCAAAGATGAACTTAAAAGCAATGAAAGAGTGGACATCTTTTTGACCATTATTACCGATGGTCAAGATACAGCCTCTCGCGAACACTCGGGTTCAGATATCAAGGCTATGATTGATTCGCTTGACATGGATAACGATGATAGCCCTTGGACTGTTGCATTTATGGGCGCAAGCGCTGACATCGTGACCGCTGGTCAGCATATGGGCTTCAAGGCTGTCATGTCCAGCCAGTTTGATGCTAACTCTGTCGGTACACAAGCAATGTTCAAAGGTCATAATGCAGGTCGCAGCACCTACAGCAAGGGCATCGCTCGTGGACTCGGCAAAGCTTCTGCTGAAGCTCTCTACGCTGTTAGCAGCGCATCAGGCCAGTCTATGACCGATAAAGAGGTTGACGAGTGGATTGACAAGAACGCACCGGAAGCGAAGAAAGATTCTAACGACTGATGGTTAACCGTTGCATCTGCTATAAATGTACCTTCAGGCAAATTCTGGATCTCATCAATAGTGGATACTCTTTCAACAAGGCACTAGAGAAAACAGGGGCGGGCAGCGGATGCGGTATGTGTTTGCCGTATATCAAGCTGTCCGTCCTTTTAGATAAAGATAGTCATGATCCAGGCGATACTTATACGCATAAAGAAGAAATAATCAACTTTAATCCAAAGGATTTAGGAAAGGATGCTCAATAAGAGCTAGAGCAAGATGAACTTGCTCATGAAAGGGAAAACATGGAAGTTCTTGTTAGTGTTTTAGCTCAAATAACAATAACCGCCGAAGATGACGAAGAGTATAAGAAATCTTTAGATGAAATGCTATCTAAATTAGAACATATGGGATTCTCTGTCAATATAGAAAAAGAATCATCAGATGACGGGTGGTTCGATGATGACTATGACGATGATGAAGAAGACAATTTCGACGAAAATGACGAAGACGAGGATGATGAGGAGTATTGAATGGATATTTTAGTTATCGAACTATATACTAAGCAACGCCTATCTCTTAGAGCTATTGCAAAAAAGGTTGACTCTAACCATCATAGAATAAAGCGAATATTAATTCGCAATGGAATCAAGCTAAACCATTCCAATAGAAAAAGACCTGAATTTAGCAAGGAACGCAGAGAAAACATGAGTCGAGCCATGGCTGGTCGCGCAAGCCCAATGAAAGGGAAAAAACAAAAACGAACAACTCTATATAAGAATATGCAGACTCATTTGAAATATAATATTTCTTTTGAATGGCTATCATGTTTTGAAGATATTGAGAAACTCAAATTTCTCAATAGAGCTATATCTAGAAAACGAGATAATGTAGGCTTTACTTCCGATACATACATTGCTTATATAGAGAAATTCTATCATGATGGCCGATTCAACACCATATACAATAAATGGTTTATCAAAAAATGTAAATGGCTAAAACCTTCTCTAGATCATATCAAACCTAAAAGTCAAGGTGGCAAAATCAACGATATAAACAATATGCAATTTGTCACTTGGCTTGAGAACAGAGCAAAAATAGATATGTCTCAAGAAGAATGGGACAACATAAAAGAAAACATACACGAGTATTTTTCATGAACTTTTCTATTCATAAAGGAGTTCCCGTAGGGAAGGTCACTCCTAACATAGCAATCAATGCTGATTGTCTGGAAGCTATATCATGCATACCAGATAGTAGCATAGATATGATTGTGTGTGACCCTCCCTACGGTTAGGCATAACTATAGCCAAGTGGGATGAAATTATTCCATTTGAGCCTTTATGGAAACAGCTTAAAAGAGTGGCTAAGCCAACAACGGCTATGATCTTTACTGCAAGCCAGCCCTTCACGACTAAACTTATAACCAGTAACTTAGATATGTTTAGGTATTGTCTCGTATGGCAAAAAACAAGACCAACGGGTTCTGTTCATGCTAATAAGAGGCCGTTGAAAGCACATGAAGACATTGTAATCTTCTATCAAAAACAACCTACTTACAATCCTCAAATGATAAAAGCTAAACGACGGAAGGAGAAAGAATATTCCGTCAAAGCTCATCCTACACTATCCCCAACACCTTTGACGAGAAAGTTTGATAACAAAGGTATGGCATACCCAAGAAGCATCCTGGAGTTCGCCAACCCCAATCATGATAATATCAATCCCACACAGAAACCTGTTCCTTTGTTCGAGTATCTGATACGGACTTACTCGAACGAGGGCGACACAGTATTGGACCCATGTGCGGGTTCATTTACCACTTCCATTGCCGCAGATAAATGCAAGCGGTCATGGATGTGCATTGAGAAAAGCGAAGAAGGTTTTGAAACCGGAATGGAGAGACTCAAAAATGTCAGATACACAACAGACATCTTCGACGACTGAAACAGAAGTAAAGCCCCTTTCATTTGATGAGCTTCGTGAGGTCAACGCCGCACGATGCGAAGAATGCTACCACGGCATCAACGATTGGAACCTGCTCGAATGGTCCGGCGCTATGGCGGGCGAAGCAGGAGAGGCTGCAAATGTTGCCAAAAAGATCAAACGAGAGTGTGGAGGCAATGATAATGTATGGACACAAGCTCGAATCGAAGCTTTCGCAGAAGAACTAGCCGATACCGTTATCTATGCTGACCTGGCTGCTGCTCGTGCAGGCATTGACCTGGGCGAAGCTATTCGGAAAAAGTTCAATAAGAAATCCGAAAAACGAGGCAGTCAGTTCCGGCTTTAAGCACCCGTAAAGAATCATCTCAGGCGATACAATGTAGACATGACCAAAAAGGGAGGCCGCACTATGGCTGTGTTCGGATTCATTGTGGCGGTGGCTAATGCTGCGCAGCTTGCTATCGCAGGAAAGCAGGCTATTGAAAGCGAGCAGGGGAAGAAGGCTATCAAAGCTGTAAAGAAAAGAGGCAGCGAAGTCATTGAACAAGCGACTGCTGCTGCTGTCACAGGCGCGGCGGTCGTGGAAGTGAAAGCCAAAAAAGCAAAGCGTACTGTGGAAGATATCGCTTCACAAGCTCGCAATGCAGTTAACGACGCAATCAAGGAAACCGCTAAGTCTTCTAAAAAGGCACAAGAACCTACAGAAAATAGCCAACCTCAAAAGCAGGCTAAACAATCTTCAGATTCTAAAAAGGGTTCGGCAGAAGATTGGAAGACTGACTAAAAACCTGTCGTAGGTTTCGCAGGATATCGATTACCATAGATAGAGTTGCGCCAGTCTTCTACTGGCTGCGCTTTATCATAGTAATAGTTGATATGAGGAATGTTTGTACGAGGCAAACGGTCTCGGTCAATTTCCCATACTCTTGCTCGCAACATAGATACAACAATATTATTAGGTTGGTCTTCATGGCCTGGCGAAGTTAGTTCGTCAATAACGCCTTTACATACTTCAATAATTTTCTTGTAAGATTCTTTACATTTATCTTCTTCGTTTGCCGCATATTTCCAAAATTCTTGATATCGCATACTCCCGTTGTGCCAGTTATATACATGCAACGAAATGACATTTCTATCATTAAGTTTTGTCATGAATGTTTCGATGCGAAATGTATCAATAACCCATCTTTGATAATCGCCCATATCAAAAGACCATTCATCTTGAAAACGAGATTTATCGCGGTCAAAAGTAAATCGACCCTGAGCAGTCTTGATAAGGGACTTTTTGGGTTCAGTTTTTGCTTGACGGTACCAGCTCATGTTAAGCTTTTCGGCGAATAACGCCTTGATCCTTGATCTCTCGTGGGAGTCCGAAGAAACACCGACCTTTAGTTAGGACTTCGCACAGATATATCATCCCATGATCTCACCATTGGTTTTCTATAGTTTGATTCAAACTTTTCCAGCGAAAGCCCTTCTTGTGAAAGTCTGCTATTTTTCCTTTTTAAGTCGATATGATTCATATGCTTACAAACGTAAAAATGGAAGACCTCTCGCCATCAGTTCCACTGGTCGCGACTGCTCCGCATGAACGATGGATTTCAGAAAGTGGGATAATCTACTACCGCAAGATAAAAAAACCACAACTTCTATCTTTAGATAACGAAGTATTTCGTTCTATCCCCCAGAAACAAAAACTTCTATGCTGGGCTATGACCAATGCAGGCTGTCCTGTTGCACCATATACGACGGGTTCTTATCTCAACAGATCAGAACTCAAGGATAGATTCAACATGCTCAAAAAAGATGAGATGGCTATTCGTACCAGGGGAACTACGCTAACCAATGCTCAAACAGGCGAAAAGGCTGATTTCAAAGACCGTTCATATAAACTCCCATGGAGTAAGTTTGATGTCTTTTTCGAGCGATATGAGAAGGCTCAATACGAAGGGTCTTTCTCATTTTTCGTACCATCGAACAAGGTCGAAGAGTGCAAAAACTTGAAAGCTAACAAGTATGAATCCCCATTTGCTGAAATCCGACATGAACGGTCTATCGGGGAGTTCGAGCAGTTTTCTATAGAAGTAAAATGCCCTACAGCAGAACTCAACGA